CTCTTGTTGGAGGAACTGGATACACCAGTGCAACTGGAATTTCTGCTACTGGTGGAGATGGATCTGCACTGACTGTTGACATTACTGCGTCTGCAGGTGCTATAACTAACGTAACAGTCAATAACGCTGGTACTGGATACGCTGCTGCTAACACAGTTACAATCGCTAACGCTAACGCTTCTGGAATTAAGACTCTTGGATCTATTAGTGCTGCAGGATCTGGATATTCAACAGGAACTGCTATTGCAACATCATCATCTGGATCTGGATCTAGTGCAACATTGAACATCACTTCTGTTGATGCTAGTGGTGGTATCACTGGTGTTGCAATCAATGATGATGGATCTGGTTACGCTGCATCTGAAGTCTTGACAATTACTAATGCTAACGCATCTGGTATCGCAACAACAGGAAACGTTGGTGCTGCTGATGCATCAAGAACTGCAGGAACTTACACCTTAGGAACATCTGATTATATCACTCAAGCATCTGGTGCTAACGCAACATTCACTGTTGTTGTTGATTCAAATGGTGCTGCTACTATCACCGTAACAGATGATGGATCTGGTTTCATTGCTAATGAGACAGTCACAGTTGCTGATGCTCAACTTGGTAGTGGCGGTGGTGCTGCTCTTACATTCGATGTAACAGCAATTCATGGTAGTACTGCTACAGTCCCAGTATCTGCGATCCATGGTAATGGTGCAACAGTTGATGTTGCTACTGTTGCAACAAATGCAACATTGACTCTTACCGACATTACCACTATGGAAGTCGGAGCGACTGTCACAGGAGCAACCAGTGGCACTACAGGAGTCGTTACTGCTCTTGGCACTAATGCCATTACTGTTGATAATGTAGATGGATTCTTCAAATCAGGAGAAGTCGTCAGTGCTAATGATGTTACTACTTTGACAATATCCTCATTCAGTTAATAAACCATGTCTGCTACTAAACCCGCAAGTAAAACAGAATTAAAAGATTATGCTCTTCGTAGATTAGGATACCCTACGATAGACATTAACGTTGCTACAGAACAACTAGATGATCTAGTCGATGAAGCTATTGATTATTATCAAGAATATCATTATAACGGCAGTTATAAAACTTTCATGAGAATATTAGTCACTGAGGGAATTAAAACTGCAGCAAAGGGATTTTCTCAAGAAGGTTCTACCGATTGGTATGAAATGGACAACTACGTTTCATTGCCACCTGGTTGTTTAGGTGTTAATCATGTATATTCTCAAATCGGTGCATCAAGTATTGTTCCAGGTAATATATTCAATATTAAATATCAAATATTTTTAAACGATATCTATGCTATGACGCATGGACATATCTTACATTACTTTATGACTTCTCAATATCTTGAGACGTTAGACTTTGTAACCAATTCACAAGCAAATCGTAGAGTAAGATTTAACGAACATCAAGGTAGATTATATCTAGATATGGACTGGGGAGATATGACTGTAGGTGATTACTTGCTAGTTGAAATGTCTTTAAGACAGGATCCAACAACCTATACAACCATGTTTAATGACAACTGGTTGAAGGATTATGTAGAAGCATTATTTCAACAGCAATGGGGAAGAAACCTAAGTAAGTATGATGGTATTCAAATGATAGGTGGTGTCACTCTTAATGGTCGCCAAATTTTAGATGACGCAAGTACATTTAAAAAAGATCTTGAAACTACACTTCGTAGCACTTATGAACTACCACCTTTAGACTTAGTAGGGTAATCACTAATGGCAATTTCTAATACACCAGCACAGGATTACGTTCAAAGTGACTATAGTAATAGTGCAAGACTTAATATTAATGGGTCTGCACAAGAGCAAAAATTCATTGAAAACCTTATCGTAGAAACTATTGAAATTTATGGGCAAAATATTTACTATGTTCCGAGAACGATTGTCAACAGGGATACAGTCCTTGGAGAAGACTCGGATTCGCAATTTGACAGTGCAAAAGCAATTAGAGCATATGTCAATAATGTTGAAGGATGGGAAGGACAAGGTGAGTTACTTAGCAAATTTGGAGTCCGTATCGAAGACAAGACAACTTTTGTTTTCTCCCGTGAAAAGTTTAAAGAAAAGGTTGACGACTCTACGGTTCTTAATGTCGAAGGACGACCCAACGAAGGGGATTTAATTTGGTTTCCAATAACAAAACATTTATTTGAAATTAAATTTGTAGAAGCAGAAAAACCATTTTACCAATTAGGAAAAGGTTATGTTTGGGAATGTCAATGCGAACTCTTTGAATACAGCGACGAAGATCTCGACACAGGAATCGCAGAGATTGATGCAATCGAAACTGCCTTTGCTAATGCTATTACAGTTAACTTTGCTACTGGAGGCTCTGGTGATTTCACAGTTGGTGAGATCGTTGCTGGAGGCACATCTAATGTAACTGCTGAAGTTAAGGCATGGGATTCTAGTACAAGACAGTTACAAGTCTTTAATAGAAGCGGTATCTTTACTATTCCTGAGACTGTCACAGGACAGACCTCAAGTGCTGCATGGACATCTGCATCCTACAATACCCTAAATAATGTGAACACTGCGGACTCTATAGATCAAAATTACGATTTTGAGACACTAGATAATGATATTATAGACTTCACAGAAACAAATCCATTTGGATCATTTGGTTCATCTACTGACACTACGGTTTAATTATGCTAGGCACTTATTCATATCACGAGATCTTTAGAAGATCAGTTGTTGCGTTTGGAACTTTATTCAACAATATCGAATTACGTCGTAATGACGAGGTAATGAAAGTTCCTCTAGCTTATGGACCTAAAGCAAAGTTCCTAGCACGTCTTGATCAAGTTGATCCTACTAATAAAAGAATTCAAATTACTTTACCAAGAATTTCTTTTGAGATTAATGGTCTTGAATATGATTCAACTAGAAAAGTATCACCAACACAAAAGGTGAAAATTGCTTCTACTTCAGATAAGAATAAGAATATGTTTATGCCTGTTCCTTATAATCTATCATTTGAAATGGGGATTATAGCAAAGAATCAGGATGACTCATTACAAATTGTAGAACAGATATTACCATATTTCCAACCTCATTATAACTTGTCAATCAAGTTAGTTCCTACTGTGAATGAAACTAGGGATGTTCCTATTGTATTAACTAATGTAGAGTACGAAGATATTTACGAAGGTGAATTTGCAACGAGGAGAGCGATTACTTATACTCTTCAGTTCACAATGAAGACATACTTATACGGTCCTGTTACAGAGCAGAAAGTTATCAAGAAGGCAATCACGGACATGTATACAGATACAAATACTACATCTGCACCAAGAGAAGTTCGTTATACTATTCAACCAAACCCAATCTCAGCAGATGCTGATGATGACTTTGGATTTGGTATAGTAGATTCTGACTTTACAGATAATAAGAAACGTAATCCTACAAGTGGTGCTGACGAAACAATAACATGATTTTCTTTTCCTTTATAATGTCACTATTTGCAAATCATTTACCAGTGATGTATGTTCAAGTACCTCAATGGGCAGATGATTGGGCAGTGTGTGCAGTTGATGTGCCTGACGCTAAGTGTCATTGGTATGTTATGTCACCTGATAATACCTTCGGTGAAGGATTTGATTGGGAAGAAGCACCTTGGTTTGATGCAAATGGTCTAAATGATATTGCACCAATGCAAGCAAAAACTGTTGTAGAGAGGTTACAGGAACATGACTAATCCTTTTGATGGTTTAAATGATGCTTTTGGTTCTGAACCTTCAGAACTACAGAAACATGTTGAGAAAGTAAAACCAATTTTAAAGAAAACTGATACAGAGGATGTCAAATATGATTATGAAACTTCCCGTGCTCAATTACATCAACTCGTATCGAAAGGACAGGAAGCAGTTGATGGTATTTTAGATGTTGCACGGGCATCAGATCATCCTCGTGCATATGAAGTTGCAGGTCAATTAATTAAACATGTTGCAGATACTGCTGATAAACTAATCGATCTTCAGAAGAAGATGAAAGAATTAGATGCTGACGATAAAAAGAATGCACCAGCTACTGTTAATAATACAATGTTTATTGGTAGCACTTCAGAGCTACAAAAGATGTTAAAGAAACAAAAAGAGATAAATAAAGAGGACACGAAATAACACGACATGACAGTTTTAAACGTTTTAAGCACGAATTCTGTTGCAGCAGGTGCATCAGAATATCAAGTAATACAAACAGGATATTACAGAGTTGGATCTACTGCAGGTGCAGCAACTGTATCACTCAATGGTGGTCCTGCAATCACACTTGTTCAGAATGAATTCATTCTTGTCAAAGGTGGTAAACCTGGTCAAGCAAAGATTGTAAAAGGAGTAGATGATTCTACTGCGGATTATATCTTAGGTCATCATGCACTGGCAACAGGAGATGCTCATCCATTCTCAGTAAACGACTTTATTGCTGTAGAAGATAATGGAACTGCTGGACCAGCTATTGACAGTAACTTCCTTTCTGCAGGTACTGTTGGTAAAAAAATTACTGCAGTAGCAGGTAATAAAATAACAACTGATATTGATTCTTCATCAGCGTCTGCTGATTATGTTTATGCATCAGGCAAACAAGCAATTGTGAAAAGATGTATAAAAATTACTGCAGCAACAAGTGCAGTAATAATAGAAGAAGTTCAAGTCGTTGGCGGTTAATGCAAGAGGCAAAGAAATACTACGGAGGTAAAAATACTAAACCTAAAGGGTTTGGTGCTCCCGAACTTGGTCCTGTTAACCAAGAAGCGGAGAGAATTATCCGTGGTATGAAATCCAAAAGTGCCAATAGATTTAAAAGTCTATATGGCAAACGTGACAAGGATGTCATGACACTTACTGCTAATAAGTTGGCATTAAAAGACAATTTAAAAGTTATGTACTACAAAGATTTCATTGATTTAGTTGAAGGTAATCCTACTACTAGGATGCTTTCTAAATCGAAGTCGAAAACGACTGGAAACATTTCTGCTGATCGAGGAACAGATGAAAAGAAAAATCGAGAAAGTAGAAAATCACTTGAAAAAGACCTCAAGAAAAAAGGCATCGGTTACAAAAAAGGGGTTGGAGAATATAAGTATTCATCAGGTGAAGGCACAGGTCGTGAGGTATCATACCAAACAAGTCCTAAAAAAGGAATGTCTAAACGTCGTTTCGGTAAGGTCATGCGTCGCCTCGGTAGAAAGCATGGTCAAGAATCAGTAATCACTAAGAAAGCAGGTAAACCTGCTAGACTACATGATACTGAGTCTAAGAAACCATCTAAATCCTTTACTCTAGGTAAAGCAAAACCAGGTAAGAACCCATCTGGTCAAGGAGAAACTTCTGGCACAAAAGTCAGAAAAGGTAAACTAGGTAAAACTAACAAACCTGCAATGCATTATGGGAACTAAAAAACCAAATCCATTCGGTAAGCGTGCTGTATTAAAGATGCTTATCAAGTCAGTTGCTGAAAAACAACGAGCGAAAGCTGGTGTTACAAGAGAATCAGTAACTACTGCTGAAAAACCTTATAAGGCAAATGTTGAAACTGTAATGAGAC